TTAAATTTTTGCATGGAACGTTAAATTTGCATCAGAAAATAAGTTGAAGATTATTTCAATATTTCCACTTTCATTAACTCCCGCATGGAAGTCTGCGTTCATATTTTTTCCGTTTGGTATTTTCCCGGTTGTGTTATCCAATGGGTATCTTTCGCCCATTGTACCTTTAGAATCGTATACATCAATGTCAGAATCGACAAAGTACTCAGAGCCAGAATTATTTTCAACTTTATAACTTATTTTAACTACATTCTTAGGCTTGGTATCATCAAATTGATTTCTTTCGTTCGTTTTCTCAACACTAGTTAAAGTTACTTTTATCCCGCCGATTTCTTGTGTATCACCAACGCTGTATTCTTTCAGAGTGGGTGGAAGTATAGTTACAATTTGTACATTATCAGTTTTTCCAGCTTCTTTAGCTGTAACAGTATATTGAATTTCTTCCGAGCCGGTGTAGTTGCTAGAAGCAACGAACATCCCCGATGAATTAACTTCTGCTTCTTCTGACTCAATATAAACAGATGCACCTTCATCGACAACGCCCATTATGCTAAAGTCGCCTTTATCATTTGGTGTAATTTCTGTTTCTGTTAACTTCATTTGAGCTTCTTCTTTTTCTTTGAAATTACTTTTATCATTGGTATTTGTAACTTGTATATCATTTTTTTCATTTCCACAACCTACTAAAAAAATACTAAAAGCTAATAAAAACCCCGTTAATAAAACCATCCCTTTTTTCATCTTATCTGCTCCCTTTATATTTTATTTTCCTTTGAGCTTCATATTAGTTTTATCAAAAGCACTACTTCCAGCCATCTTTGTCTCATCTTTATATCTGAACTCAACCATTGGTCTTAGATTGTTATCTCCACCAAAGAGCGTACCTAGAGCACGTTGCTGTATTTCGCTTCCTAAATAATCAACATTTTTTTGTTTAGTTGCTTCATCTTGATATTTTAAATCTTGAGATACGTACGCAATTAACATATCATATTCATTTTCAAATGGAACCACTTTTATTAGTACCCCGCTCGAATCAGAAATCAAGCGATCAATTGACTCATTAAATAACTCTATACTATCTGATGTAATTTTAGAGGGTGTAGATACATCATCTTGAGCAGGTTCTTCTGCTTGCTCGTCCTCGGCAGCGTCTTCTTGAGCGGGTTTTTCCGTTTGCTCATCTTGGACAGTATTCTTTTTTTGCTCATTTGCTGTAGTTTCTTCTGGATTATTAATAACATAGTTATACATCTGTACAACTCTTATTAGTGAAAAGGTGATTAGAAATATAGCGGATATAGTCAATATTATTGTGTATTTTCGTCTGTTTTCATTTTTAACAACTTTTACTATCCCGAATATTAAGGAAGCTAGTGCCACCAAGTATATTATTACCCAAAAGCTGTAAAATAAAATAACTAAAAATAATATAGCAAGAGCCCAAAACCACCATTTTTTTAACAAGTAACTATACTTACTCATCCCGTTATCTCCTTTTTATAAAAACATAATTATTAAAATTACTATGACAGGAATAGTTATCAACAATGTCATTAAACAACCACATCCTGACATTAATTTACCAGATTCTTCCATAATTTCGCCGGCTTTTTGTGCTTTTCCGTTGTTGTTGCTTTGATAAATGATTGGTGTTAGACAGTTAGGACATTGATTTTCGTGATTGTCTAGTGCATGTCCGCATTTAGGGCAATACATATGTTCACCTCGTCAAAATTTATTAGCACCCATAATCATAAGGATAAAAAGAGTTATCCTCCTGGAAAACTTGAATGGTAGAGCCAAAATGTATAATATAATTACCATTATTATACATTAGTCCATATTTTTCTCTATAATTCTCTACTGCTTCAATCAAAAATTTTTCAGTAACATTTAAAAAAGTAGCAGCTTCATAATATGTTCTGTAGCCAAGATCGTAGCATAAAGCGAGTGATTGTATATTTACTAAATATTCATGCGCTTTACGACGCGCAAATTTCTCCTGCTTGATATTTTCTACATTATTAAATTTTGTTATATCTCCAGCGGTATATTTCCAGTGCATTGCTTCTTCTATTATAGTACATCTAAGTTCATTTTCTGACAAATCAGGATGAAGATGTACTACTTTATTCTGTATAAGTCCGAAAAGTTTTGTTGGTAAGTTGTTATTTATAACAAAATTCAATTCTGGAAACTCTTGCTTTAATTCATAACTTGTTTTATTCATCAATTAGCCCCCTAATGTTAATTTTTAGGCAACTACTCTTTTTGTGATCTGATAAATTTTAAATATTTTTCTATCTCTATTCGTTCTTCTTCCGTCAAATCATTGTCAATATGCGCAGCTAGTAAGTCGCTGTTGTCGAATTTTTCACGACCTAATAAATAATCAGTTGTTACATTAAAGTAATCGGCTAACTGAACGATTAATTCATCTTTTATAGCACGTTTGTCTGTTTCCCACATTCCTATAGTACTTGTTGAAACATTTAAATCTTTTGCAAGTTGAATTTGAGAGATACCTCTTTTATTTCTCAACTCAGATATTTTTTTGCCTATAGTCATAATATCTCCCTCCTTCTTAAGTATCACTATAAGTGATATTTTAAAAAAAATAAACAAAAATCACAAAAAGTGATTGACAATCACGTAAAGTGATAGTATTATTATCACATAGAGTGATAAAGGCGGTGATTAATATTAATAATCTCAAAAAAATTCGCATTGCTAAAGGTATTACACAATTAGAAGCAGCTGAGGCTATCGGTATTTCTTATAGTTTACTTTCTAAAATGGAAGCAGGTTATCGAGGTAGTTCAGATAAAACAAAGATTAAAGTAGCAAATTTTTACGGAAAAAGCGTTGGAGAAATTTTTTTTAATAAAGAAATCACTAATAGTGATAATAAAAAACTAACAAAAATAGGAGGCTAGAAAATGAAAGTAGGAGACATTTTAGAAATTGCGGGACGAGTAGTTGGAAGAATTGAGGAAACAACTGAAGGCACACTGCTTGTTAGGAAGGGTTATGTAACTTATCAAGGTGGACAAAAAGTTATTGTGCTTACCAAACAAGCAGTGTACTTAGATAGCGAAACAATTAAAAATGCATATTGGATTAAAACAATAGATTCATCGATTATTTCGGAAACCGTTAATCTCATTGCCTGCGACAACTTGATTCGCGAATTCCTGGACATGTAAATTTACCAGTTCGTGACCATCTACATGTTCTACTACATTAACTAGGTAATGCGGTGCTTTTATATTGGTACTTGAAATGACGTCACCTTTTCTAGGTAAATAATAGAGTTCCATATTTTGAAGAACTTTCCCTTCTTCAATTAGCGAAACTTTAATCATAATATCACCTCCAATCAAACTAATTATAGCAGATTGGAGAGTAACCAAAATAGGAGGCTAGAAAATGAAAAAAATTGCATTTACAAACTCTTTCCTAACTAAGAGAAATAGAAAAGAGTCAGTACTCACCATTGAATTAAGTATAACTGGCGAAGATTTTAGCGATTTAAGTATTTTGCCGGAACTTTATTCAGAAATTAATTCATTAGCTAGTAGATTATCGGAAAAAACTAACGGCGATTTGGGCAAAAGAAAATAGGAGGGTAGAAAATGAACATAAGATATTTGAGTAAGAAAAGAAGTGAAGAAAAAGATTTGATTTTTAAAACCAAAAACATACTACCAGAAAACTTGAAATCGTTAAATATTGAGATGCAAGGAGATAGAAATTGTTGTTATGGACTATTAGAAATTAATGGAAAGCAATTAGGAAAAGGAATTACAGCAGTGAAGTTAGATTTAAAAGCAGGATCGTTGCCAATTGTGCAAGTCAAATATCATCCATTCACAATCAGCGAAGAAATGCGAAGACTGTTATGGTCTGGAAAATACTAAAAACCATAATTTAGGAGGAAGAAAAATGAATAACATCAAACAAGCAATTATTAAATTAGAAACAATTTTAGAAAATGGTAATGAAAAAGAGAATAGATTATTCGTTAAGTACAACACTATAAAAAACATTTTAGATTTACTTGAAAAAGATCAAGAGCTAAAAATTATCGAAATGGAAGTAGAGCTGAATGGAGTAGAGGATTCCATAGAAAACGCCGCTTTGTTAGAAAAGAGATTAAGTGAAGCTAAATCTTTGGTGGAAGACTTGGCTAACACTATAAACTCGTTAGAAATTAAGGTGAAGTGAAGCTTTTCCAAAAAGAATAGGAGGTTAAAAAATGAAGGACTTTGAAATGATGGAAGCAATTAAACAAAAACGGCTTGAATGTAAATTAGTAATTTTGGAAAATTTTGAATCGAGTTTTAAAGAAGCCCTCAATAAGGGAGATTCCGCCATGGTGTCGGCTTTAGCGGAATCATTGGAAACAGTTATTAAATAGTGAACTCAATGTAAAGGACATCATTTGAGTTCATTAGAAAAACTTTCGATAAATCGTTTTCTAACTCGTTTGCACCCTTATAAATGATTTTGTAAGTTTTATCGGCTTCTAAATAAAAATCATTTAAATCAAAACTTTTGTTATCTGGAAAAGATGTAATGCTTATAACGCCCATTAGAGCAATGGGCTGGTCATCAGAGATACCTTTGAACATTATATCCATGCGATTTTTCACAAATTCCACCTCCCTTCACAAAAACTATAGCACTGTGAAAGGGCGAACAGAAAGGAGAACAAAATGTCAAATTTACAAGTAATTGCAAATGACATGTTGCCAGTTTTAGAAAATGAAAAAGGCGAAAAATTTGTTGATGCCCGGATGCTTCATGAAAAGCTTTTAGTAAATACAAGATTTAATGATTGGATATATAGAATGATTGGAAATTATGGTTATGAGAATGGTTTAGACTTTTACTCAACTTTGAGTAAAACCAATGGGCGACCATCAACGAATTATTTTTTGACTTTAGACACTGCTAAAGAATTAGCAATGGTGCAAAACAACGAAATGGGTCGAGCAATTAGAAAATACTTCATTGAAGTAGAAAAACAAGCGAGGAAATTAGCAACTGAATATCCCGCATTTTCATACATGATAGAAGATCCAGTCGCTAGAGCTAAAAAATGGATAGAGGAACAACAAGAAAAGCAAGAGGTGTTAAAAAAACTTGAGGAACAAAAGCCGAAAGTAGTTTTTGCGGAAGCTGTACAAACGAGCGAGAACACAATTTTAGTAAAAGATTTGGCTACTATTCTAAAACAAAAAGGATTAGATATAGGACAAAACAGGCTTTTTGAATGGCTGAGAGGAAGCGGTTATTTGCTAAGTAAAGGTGCTTATTACAACAAACCGTCGCAAAAGGCGATGAACTTAGGATTGTTTGAACAAAAAACACATATTCATACAGATAGAAACGGCTTAATGATAACTACCTATACACCTCGAGTTACTGGCAAAGGTCAAATATACCTATTAAACAAATTATTAGAAGAACACAATCAAGTCATAATTTAAGCGTCGCCTACCACAACGACGCTTATGCAGACAACTTAGTCACGGGGAGCGACTAACAATAGTATATAACGATAAGTTGTTAATTAGTCGCTGAAAAAATAACAAAAAAAGGATTGAGATATTATGTTTCAAAAATCAACATCAGCAACAGCTGCGATGCAAGTTTTAGCAGAAACTCGCACGCAAAAAGAACTAGCGATTGATAGTTATGTAACGCCAGCACTAATAAGTAACCAGATAAAAGGAAAGCGTACAGTTTCACTTGAACAAGCAGAACATTTAATTGATAGCTACAATGAGCCACAAAGCACTTACCTGTTTGCGCATGAATTTAGCAACGGAATGATACCGCCTCTACTGGACGGGCTAGACAGTCACCATGCGGCTTTAACTTGTCGCTTTGAACTAGAAGTTGAAGAAGCGATAAACACGCTGAAAAATGGCTTAGAAACGATGACATATAGCTTGAGAAAAGGTGACATGCTACAACGAGAAGCCGCAAAACAAGCTATTTCAGAAATAACAGATGTAATCGCAACAGCATTAACGCTTAACACAAGTATAGCGAAGGCATTCAACATTAATTTACAACAAATTTTAGAAAGTCGAGATAAATATTATTTAAAATCCGGTTTGGTGAAGGAGTGAGAAACAATGGAAACAATGGAAAAGGATATTTTGACAGCTGAGGAAGCGGCGGAAATGTTAGGAATGAAAAAGAGGACTATTCAATCTTGGGCTAGAAATGCGGGATTACCCGGCAAAAAAATAAATGGCAAGACATGGATTTTTAGCAAAAGAGAACTTGAAGCATGGGTAGCACAAGGCGGAGAAAAATAAAGGAGGGCTACAACAATGACAGAACGAGTTTTTAGAAAGACAACAAACTTCGGTGATAGCGAAATTCATACAAATAGCAGAACAAAAATGATTGCTAATCCGGCATTTCAGCAGAAAATACCGTTAAACGAAACAGGTTGCGACAACATGACGGACTATATCGAAGAGCTGAAACTTAAGGGATATGAGGAGGTCACAAGATAATGGATGTGTTTGCAGTAATGATTTTCGTGTCGTTTATGTCAGTGATCGCTGGATATTGGCTGAGAGGAAGTGATAAACATGGTTGAGAATCCGATGATTGTGGACGATTTTTGGGATGATGGTTTTAGACATTAAAAAAGCACGCATAGCAGTGCGCGCTTAAGGGATTTGAGACATTACCTTTAATAAAGTATACCTCAAATCCACATATTAATCAATGGAGGTAACATATATGGCTGTAGCAAAAGAAAAGACAATGAACATCTTAGCGAGCGTAAAAGACATGGATAGGACACAATGGTTGCTGACTCGGCGCCTAGGTATCGGTGGAAGCGATGCGGGAATCATCATGGGGTTAAATCAGTACAAAACAGCATTTGAGCTGTGGCTAGATAAGACAGACCAAGTTTTGCCAGATGAATCAGCGGGAGAAGCCGCATACTGGGGCAATCAAATGGAAGAAGTTGTCGCAAAAGAATTCGAAAAGCGAACTGGAAAGAAAGTAAGACGTAGCAACATGATGTATCAACATCCAGAGCATGATTTTATGTTGGCGAACGTTGATAGGTTTGTGGTTGGTGAAGACGCTATTTTGGAATGTAAAACAGCATCAGCATATCTAGCAAAAGAATGGGAAGCTGACGAAGTACCAGCGACTTACCTAGTGCAAATACAACACTATTTAGCGGTCACAGGTAAAAGCAAAGCATATGTAGCTGTTCTTATTGGAGGAAATAAATTCATTTGGAAAGAAATTAAACGCGATGACGAGTTAATCAATCAAATAATTGCTTTTGAGTTAGACTTTTGGGAAACGAACGTAAAAGGATATGTAGCGCCAGCGCTAGACGGTTCAAGTGCCGCAGAAAAATATTTAAAAGATCGTTTTGCTAAGTCAGAAGCTAAACAAGTTATTTTATCAAAAAAATACAACGAATTTTTGGCTGAAAGAGCAAATTTAGAACGCGATATAAAGCTTTTAGAGACACGAAAGAAAGAAATTGATAATAATATCAAGAATGATTTAAAAGAAGCTGAAACAGCCATCGCAGACGAATTTACGATTACTTGGAAGCCTGTTATTACTTCAAGAGTAGACACTAAACGTTTAAAAGAAGAACATCCAGACATTTACAAAAAATTACGTAAAGAAACTAGTTATAGAAAATTTGCAGTGAAGGAGAATAAATAATGGCAACTAACGATGAATTAAAAAATCAATTAGCAAATAAACAAAATGGAGGGCAAGTAGCAAGCGCACAATCATTAGACTTAAAAGGTTTGCTAGAAGCACCGACAATGCGCAAGAAATTCGAAAAGGTACTAGATAAAAAAGCGCCTCAATTTTTAACTTCCCTTTTAAATCTTTATAATGGCGACGACTATTTACAAAAAACTGACCCGATGACAGTTGTTACTTCCGCCATGGTTGCTGCAACACTAGATTTACCAATCGACAAAAATTTAGGTTATGCGTGGATTGTTCCTTATAAAGGCAGAGCACAGTTTCAACTTGGTTATAAAGGATACATCCAGTTAGCGCTACGTTCAGGACAATATAAAAGCATTAATGTTATCGAAGTGCGCGAAGGTGAGCTACTGAAATGGAACCGACTTACCGAAGAAATCGAACTAGATTTAGACAACAATACAAGTGAAAAAGTCGTTGGTTACTGTGGCTATTTCCAGTTAATTAATGGCTTTGAAAAAACGGTCTATTGGACTCGTAAAGAAATTGAAGCACATAAACAGAAATTTAGTAAATCAGACTTTGGATGGAAAAAAGATTATGATGCGATGGCTAAAAAGACCGTTCTTAGAAACATGTTAAGTAAATGGGGGATTTTATCCATCGATATGCAAACAGCGGTTACAGAGGACGAAGCAGAGCCAAGAGAACGAAAAGACGTTACAGAAGATGAATCAATACCAGATATCATAGATGCGCCCATAACTCCGTCTGACACGTTAGAAGCTGGTTCGGAGGTTCAAGGGTCAATGATCTAAATGAAAGGAGAAAAGGAGCATGTCTAGTGGTTGGATAAAAATTTATCGTTCTCTACAAGAACATTGGATTTGGGAGAATGAAAAATATTTAAAATGGTGGTTGGATTTGCTCCTTTTAGCCAATCACCAAGATAGGGATATTTTGATAAACGGAGAGTTAATAACGATAAAAAGAGGACAAAAACATACATCTGAATTATGGCTTTCAAATCGATGGAATGCGGACAGAAAACAGGTTCGAAAGTTCTTAGAACTATTGAAAAAAAATGACATGATAACGATAACTAAAAGTAGACAAAAAGGGACAACGTACGAAATCAGTAATTACAACGACTTTCAAGGCATTTCTGAGGAAATAAGAACAACGAAAGGGACAACGATTGACACAACGGAAGATACAACGAAAGAACATCAAATGGTACAACGAAAGGGACATAAACAAGAATTAAAGAACTTAAGAATTAAAGAATTAAAGAAAGATATTAACAACAACAGCGATTTAAATTTCAAGGATTTTTGGGAACAAAACGGATTCGGAATGATGCTTCCAGTTGAACTAGAAAAACTGCTTGCTTGGGTAGATGATTTTGCAGGTAATCGAGAAATTGTCATGAAGGCTTTGGAGGTTACTTCTGAACAAGGAGCAAACAAACGAAATTACGCTTACGTTAATAAGATTCTTAAAAACTGGGAAAGCAGAGGATTTAAAACAATAGCTGATGTTGATGCAGCGGAAAAACAACGACAGATAGAGTTAGAGCAAAAATATAACAAGCCCGCTTACAGCAAATACAACAAACCAGTTAAAGAAGAAGTCTTGCCAGATTGGTTCGACAAGGCTCAGAAACAAACAAAACAAGAAACTTCAACAACAGAATCAAGCGAAGACTTAGAAAAGAAAGTCGCTGAAATTAAAGCGAAATTAGCGGCTAGGAGCGAGGTGCAGGCGTGACAGAATACGCACTTTATAAAGCAGACGAACTACTAATAATCGGCACAGTAGAAGAACTAGCGGAGTTTCAGAAAGTGAAGCGTGAAACGATTTTGTTTTATGCTACGCCTACGTATCAAAAGAGGACGACTGATAAGGGGTTAAGAGTAATTAGAGTTGATTAGGAAGGATGAAATTTCTTGGGAAAATATTACTGGCACGTGTCAAGACTTGGCGGGAAACCGTCGGAAATTCGGCACTATAACCACATTACAAAAATGTATAAATTTATTTTGCGAAATCCTGCAATGTTCAAAGACAAAACTTTAACGATTTATGATCACGCGAAACCAGTTACAAACATGACGTTTAACGAAATTAGGTATAGAGCTAGTCTGAATTTATGCGAGACGGTAGAACGAAAGTATGTGCTAGGACTTACTGAACGGCTTACGAAGGAACAGAAGGGTGTGCGATCAAGATGAATACCATTGAAATAACTTTAACGAAAAAAGAAGCAGATTATGTCAAGACAATGCTTCTAAATAACACATACAAAATTCAAGCTATATGTAAAAAAAGAGAAGAAAGGAAAGAGTTTTTTCGTGAATATACAGTATTGAACGGAAACATCTCTCGTAAAATTACCAATGCTCTTAAAGTTAGCATGGCGAAGGAGGAACAAGCATGAGATTTAAAACAGGCGATAAAGTGGAGTTTATTTACAGAAACAAGAGAAGCGAAGGAGTGATAAATGGAGTTTATCCTGAAACACAAGAGGTGTCTGTTAAGCAAAGCGATTCTCCGATAGATTTGTTGTTTTCAGATAAAGCTGTAGCAAAGGTTGAAGAACCGGAGTTAGTAGTAGTTCCGCAGTGTGTAGATGACTGGTTTATATTTTGTACATCTGTAGGTTATGACTTAGCTAACGCGCTATATATAGTAAAAGGGCATATGCCAGTGGCTATTTACGAATGGTTGCAAAACAATAACGATAATCAGGAGCTTTTGGCTCGAGCATGGATGGACGGTTATGAAGTCGAGAAAGAACCAAAATGTGAATCAGAAAAGCTCTATATCATTGAAATTGATAAAAATTACATGTTTTCACGCATATGGATTCGAAGCTTTGAAACAATCGCAAAAGAACTTCAATACACTATAGCACATTCCAAAGAAGAAGCTCTTTCTGGCGATAAATTAAGTATGACGACTTTCGCTTGTTTTTTAGCAACACACAATTCACGCCATACTTATACTGTAGTCCCTTTTAACGATTCGGAGGGTGAAGCATGACAAATGATGAAGCACGCCAATATTTTATCGACAAAGGTCTTAGTTACGAAAAATTAAAAGATTATGATATTTATTTACTACAATATTTTGTCGCTAAAGAACTAGCTAAAATGGAAAAAATAAAAGATTATGAGTTTTGTAAATTAAATTCACCTGAAATTCACAGAGCTAAAACAGGCATTAAACAGGCATATATGACAGTTAGATCACATTATTACGATAGTCGTGAATCCATTTCATTTAATAAATGCGGATTTATAGGATTCGCGGGTTGGGCTTCTAGTAACAACGTTGCGCCACATATAAGTGGTTTTATAAAGTGGTGCGATTTTATTGCTGAAATTGAAATGGAGGGTGAAGCATGACAGTAGCAGAATTAATCGAAGCACTGAATAGACACGACAAACACTTGCCTGTTTTCATAGGAACTTCACTTTTATGTGAGGTTGAAAAGGATTCGTTATGTAATGAGGTCATTGACGTGCCCGTGTTATTTTTAAATACCGCAATAGAGGTGCAATGGCATGAGAGAGATTGAATTCAGAGGTAAACGAATAGACAACGGAGAATGGGTTTACGGTAATTTAATGCAGTTTGAAGATAGTGCCACTTTCATTTTTGCAGATGAACGAAAAGGCGCTAGCACATTAACTTATGCACATTTTATTATTAATAACATGCACGCGATAGACGAAAAAACAATTGGGCAATACACAGGTTTAAAAGACAAAAACGGCAAGAAGATTTTCGAAGGGGATATAGTAACGGCGTTTTCAAATATCAATAAATACACAGATTCATTTGCGAGAGACGTTGAGCCAACATTCTGTTTTACATCCATCGTTTGCGACGGAGCATGTTTTAAAACAACATACAAAGGCGAGCCTAGCTACGTATTGAACCAAAATGGTAGTTCGTTAGTAAAGCATATGGAAGTTATCGGCAACATACACGAAAATTTGGATTTGTTGGAGGGAACGGAATGAATCAAGAAGATATAACTTTTCTAAATGAGTTGCAACAAGAACTAAACACACAATCAAACTGTGGGAATGCATCGCCTGTATTTTGGGCAATACGCCAGTACGAAAAACAAATTACTGATTCAGATTTCGGAGAAGAGACGCTATATATTCACAGCGATGGCGATTATTTGGAATTTGAAAAACTTGATGAGCTTCTAGAATTTTTAAGCGAGGGTTCAGAATTTGATGGAGTAAAGGACTGCGAAATGCTAGATGATGCTTTTGACATCCTTTTAGACGATTTTAACGAAGATGGTTACTTCGCAAGATACTCAGCTACAAAAGTAGCTGTAGTAAAACAAGACACATTTTTCATTACTCATAAGGAAGCTTTAGAACACATCAAAAAAAATAGGCATCACTATAATTCAACTGTACACACATATGCAATGACAGCGTGGCGATCACCAGTAGTTGAAAAACTTTGGGAGATTCTTAGAGAAGCAGATTTTAATAAATTGTCGGAGGTGGCGGAATGAAACAAGAAGAATTAGACATCATATTAGAGAATCATGAAAAATGGCTGCGTGATGAAGGTGGGGAGAGAGCGGATTTAAGATGTGCAGATTTAAGTAATGCAAATTTAAGGCATGCAGATTTAAGTAATGCAGATTTAAGTAATGCAGATTTAAGAGAGGCAGATTTAAGAGAGGTAAATTTAAGTTATGCAGATTTAAATTGGGTAAACTGGCAAGACGTCAGAGGCTTAACAGTAGTAGCTGTACAAGTAGATACGACGCGTAAAAACAATCAAATAACCTACATCAAAGAATTAGACATTTGGACGACAGGTTGTTTTCAAGGAACATTAGATGAGCTTAAAGTCTCTATTGAAATAGCGCATAGAGACAATGAAAAGCTTAGAAAGAGATATTACAGAGTGATTGATTTTATTTTGACGGAGGTGGCGGAATGAAACAAGTCGGATTTTGTCATGAAATATACACTGACGAAGCACGTTCATCATGTCCGGAATGCCACAAGATGAATACAAGTTCTAATAAAATAGCAATTTTTGAAAGTATAAAGATTAATCGACCAGTTTATGTGCAATGTGAGCATTGTGAAACGTTGTATAACATTGGTGGAACTGGTGAGGAGGAGAGCAAATAATGATGAACCGTGTAGTACTTGTAGGACGATTAACAAAAGACCCTGATTTACGTTACACTCCGGCTGGCGCGGCTGTTGCGACTTTTACATTAGCTGTAAATCGCCCATTTAAAAATACACAAGGAGAACAAGAAGCAGATTTCATTAATTGTGTTGTTTGGCGTAAACCGGCAGAAAACGTTGCTAATTTCTTGAAGAAAGGAAGCATGGCGGGCGTTGATGGACGTGTTCAAACTCGTAATTATGAGGATAAAGACGGTAAACGTGTTTTTGTTACGGAAGTAGTTGCCGAATCAGTTCAATTCTTAGAGCCTAAAAATAACAACACAGGAGGCTCTACATCGAATAATTATCAAGGCGAGGTTAATTATTCAAATAACAATAAAACAAGCTCATATCGAGCTGATACGAGCCAGAAGAGCGATTCATTTGTGGATGAAGGTAAGCCGATTGATATTAATCCGGATGATTTGCCATTTTGAGCATTTAATTTGATAACGGGGAGCGATGGAAATGGACAGAAAGGGATTAAGAGAGAAGCAATGGGAAGTTATTACGAAGATTGAAAAAAGCAAGACTCTCGCAGATAGAAAAAATTTAATTAAAAAGCTAGAAACACTAGAAGCAAGAGGAGATAAAGAAAAAGGTATAGCTACACCAACACAGATGCTCGCAATATTTACAGTCACTGAATATAGACAATTGAGTAAAAAGCTTACTGATACGGAAATATCCGAGAATATGGGCATTAGCAGGAGCGCGCTAATAAAATTCAAAAGAAAAAACGGCTTGTCTATAGGTCAGAAGGTGGCAACATGACAGCTAAAGAGAGGGAGCAACTAATAGACGTCATTGCTAATTATACAAGCAACACAATTGAATATCTTAACAAATTATCGGACAAGGAGTTAGAAGTCATTTATGAAACAAGAGTTATTGAAGACTACCACAACTAGCAATAAAATTATTATCCCGCTCCCGTTAACAGACTTAAACACTTATATAAACAAAGAGAGAGGGCACAGACAAGCCGCTGCTAAAGTGAAAAAACAAATGACATATATATGCTCTAGCTATGTGAAGTTAGCCATGCAACATGGTGTAAAGTTTCCTGTACCGTGCAGATTAAAGTTTACTTGGATAATTCCAAATAAACGAAAGGATCCCGACAACATTGCTTTTGCCAAAAAATTTATTTTCGATGGCATGATGAAGGCGGGGTTTATAGAGAATGACAACCTAAACTATATCGAGGGCTTTTCTGATTACTTCATAGTCGATAAAGACGAAGAAAGCCGAGTGATTGTGGAGGTGGAATATGATTAACAAAATCGGAGCAACGGCCATAAACATTGCTTTTTGGGCTTTTTGGATTCTGGCTAGTGTGTTTATATTAGGCGCACTGATAAAAGGCGTGTTATGGATTTGGGGAAATATATTTTAATTAACTAAACACGGGGGCGACTTTATGGGACAACTATTCAATCTACCACAAGTTGAAGATATCAACTACATTCAGACAGTCAGAGCAGTAAGAAAGTTCTTTAAAGACTATTTAATGCTTCGAGTGATGGCTGGTGATCGTAAATTTCCAACAATGACAACCATGTATAAGATTACGCCACCAAATTTTGGTAATGAGTTTCATTCGAAAGTAGAAGATGCTGCAGTTCATAATGTCGATAACGTTCATGCAGCACAAGAAGCGGTTAAAAAATACGATGCTATTTTGAATCAACTTGTTCACATTCATAGAAAGATACTGATTGAAAAGTATATTTATGACTATCAAGATAAAATTATTATGAATGATATTCCATATGAGGAAAGGCAATACAAAAGAGAGAAGAAAAAGGCTGTTATTGAATTAGCGACTATTTTAGGGATTGAAGTGCTAAATTGAAAATGGCACTTTTTGGGCACTTTTTGAGCAAAAAAAGGTGATAAAATGTTATTAGTGAGAAGTGAAGATGATTACAAAAATAAATCATATATTGAGTCTGCGCTCCACTTCTCATATCCTATCCACACTGGATGTAAAACACGCGTGCGGCGCTGACTGGTGCGTTAACCAGTTTTAAAAATTATAATCTTTTCCATCTGTTAATAATTGAGCAGGTGGTTTTTATTTGGTATAGTGAAGATAAAAGGGTGGATTATGATGTCTGTAACTAAGAAAAAATGGAAGGTGTTTTTTATTGATTTTGGAATTAAAATCTTGTTTTTGATAATCATTTTTGCTCCGATTTCAATTTTAATACTATTCAATTATAATTGGCAAATTGTAACTATAGGGTTAGTTGCATCTGCGTTATTTAGTTTTATTTGTGGTATTAATAAATTTCAAACTTTTAAAATTGGGAAAGATGGAGTGGAAGTTAAGAAAGCGGTAGAAGAAGCAAAAGATGTTTTAGGCGAAATTAACAGAGTTGTAAAGGATTATGTGCTTTTGAGCCTGCTTAATGCTAATAAAATCGGAATAAAACCAGATGAAATCATAGAAAGCGTAGATGAAGCTGATAAATACAGTATTATAATTCAAGAACGCAATATTACCGATCCCGAAGTTTCAAAGCAAATTAAAAAATTTAAATCAAATATCCTGCTAAAAATTATAGAAACTGTAAACTTTAGAATGAATGAAATCAATTTAATTCCAATGGGTGCAGAAAAGCCAAATAAAGATATAATAATTGAAGCAATCCAAAAAAAAGAATTAATATCTCCTCAAGACTTAACCAATGTAGTTAAAGAGTTCGAGGAATTTTATAAAGAATATACAGATGCTGGAAAAGAAGGACCTAACAGTAAAGAGCATTATAAAATAATTGATGAATTTGTAGATTATTATTTAAGATACTATGATATTTTAGTTGATTAAACAATTAAAAGACCGTAATGGTCTTTTTTTTATTTACATAAAATAAGGGAGTGTGGTGATATGTAGTGAAACTAACCGAAAAACAAAAAAGATTTGCAGATGAATATATAAAATGCGGTAATGCTACAGAAGCCGCTCGTCTTGCTGGTTATAGTTCGAAAACGGCTAATCGTATAGCGACCGAAAACTTGTCAAAACCAGTTATAAAAGGCTATATAGACAAGGTTTTAAGTGAACTCGAAGAAAAGCGCGTTATGGGCTATACGGAAGCCATGCAATTATTCACCGAAATAGCTCGAGGTGAAATGGAAGAAGAAGTAATTGTTTCGAATGGTGATGGCTTTTCCGTCGTTACAAAGAGTGCTGACATCAACCAACGAGTATCAGCATTAAAAGAGATTGTTAAGCGTCATGTAGCAGGCGGTAGAGACAAATTACAAGAAGAGCTTATTCAAGCGCAAATCGATAAGTTAAGAGCAGATACGAAGCAAGAAAGCAATCAAGGAACAACAACAATTATCATGTCGAACGTTGACGAAATGCAAGCCTACCTTGATAAAAAGGCAGGTGGCACCGATGAACGCGACGATACACAAACAACTAGTTGATTATCAGGTTATCAATGTAACTGATATGATTAATCCTGCTTTTTATGACTTGTGGCTATCTAAACATAATCACATCATAGCTAAGGGCGGACGTTCTTCTATGAAGTCGTCTGTTATTAGCTTAAAGCTCGTAGAAAAGAAAATGGCTAATCCAATGTCTAACATGGTGTGCCTTCGTAAAGTAGCTAATACACTTTATAAATCAGTCTATCAGCAGATTAAATGGGCTTTGTATGAAATGGGTGTTGCTGATCAGTTCAATTTTGGTAAATCTCCAATGGAAATCATCCACAAAGAATGGGGAACAGGCTTCTACTTCTCCGGTTGTGATGATCCCGCTAAACTAAAATCGATGAAAATTCCAGTCGGTTATGTTAGCGATTTGTGGTTTGAGGAATTAGCGGAATTCTCTGGCGTGACTGATATTGATGTTGTAGAAGATACATTCATTCGTGAAGATTTGCCGCAAGGACAAGAAGTTACAATATACATGTCATTTAACCCGCCTCGTAATCCATATGAATGGGTGAATGAATATGTAGATAGTAAACGTAGTGACGATGATTATTTAATACATCACACTACTTATTTGGATGATGAAAAAGGCTTTTTATCTAAGCAAATCATTAAGAAGATTGAGAAATACAAAAAGAATGACCTCGATTATTACCGCTGGATGTATCTAGGTGAGGTAATTGGTCTTGGTGATAATGTTTATAATATGAACCTGTTTCAGCCGCTTAAAGCTATTCCTGCGGATGACAGGCTTATTTTAATTGACTTCGCTATTGATACTGGACATCAAGTATCAGCTACCACGTGTCTAGCGTTAGGTTTTACAGCAAAACGAAATGTTATCTTACTAGATACGTACTATTACAGTCCCGCTAATCAAGTGGTTAAAAAAGCGCCTAGTGATTATTCAAAGGAGCTGAGAGAGTTCATGACAAAAGTAGTCTCGAAGTATAATGCGCCAGTGGACATGCAAACAGTAGATAGCGCAGAGGGAGGGCTTCGCAATCAATATTATAAAGATTATGGCGTTAGCTTACATCCCGTTGCTAAAGGAAAAAAAGTGGATATGGTCGACTTTGTGTGTGATTTACTCGCGCAAGGTCGTTTTTATTATCTTGATATTCCAGAAAATCAAATATTCATCGAAGAACACCGCAAATATCAATGGGATGTCAAAACAGTTAACACAGATAAGCCTGAGGTCATCAAAGAAGACGATCATACGTGTGATGCTTTCCAATACTATGTAAAAGATAATTTGCGCAAATTAGGTCTTAAATTCTAGGGGGTGAAAACCTTGATTAACCAAATAATCGCAGGAGTGAAAGGAGTGATGCGGAGAATGGGACTATTGAAATCATTGAAAGACGTAACGGACCATAAAAAAGTAAATGCTAATGATGAAGATTATAAATATATTGACATGTGGAAACGATTGTACCAAGGCAATTACGCTGAGTGGCATAATCTCAATTATGAACACAATGGTAATCCAGTTAACAGACGTCAATTATCTATGAATTTGCCGAAAGTAACAGCTAAGTACATGTCTAAGCTTCTTTTCAACGAGAAAGTGAAAATCAATATTGATGATGAAACAGCGGAAGAGTTTGTGCTTAATGTATTGAAAACGAACGGTTTTACTAAAAACATGGAACGATATATTGAGTACGGCGAAGCCATGGGCGGTTTTGTGATAAAGGTATACCACGATGGCAATAAAAACGTCAAAGTTTCATTTGCGACAGCTGATTGCATGTATCCTTTATCAAACGATAGCGAGAATGTAGACGAATGTCTTATTGCTAATAGTTTTCACAAAAACAATAAATACTATAAATTACTTGAATGGAATGAATGGAAAGGCGAGAAAGAGGAAGTATACACAGTCACAACGGAGTTATACCAGTCAGACGACCCGAACGAACTGGGTGGAAAAGTGAGTTTGAAATTGTTGTTTAATGATATTGAGCCAGTTGTTCCACTTCCGTCGCTTACTCGTCCGACTTTCATTTATATCAAACCTAATATCGCTAATAACAAAAATTTAACTTCGCCTTTAGGTATTTCTGTTTATGCTAACGCATTAGACACATTAAAAACGCTCGATTTGATGTTCGATTCATACTATCAAGAATTCAAATTAGGCAAAAAGAAAGTGTTGGTGCCTTCAAGTTTCGTTAAAACGGCTGTTAACTTAGACGGCTCGACCACGCAGTATTTCGATTCAACCGATGAAGCATTTTTCCTTTATCAAGGTGATCAAGACGCCGACGGTAAATCAGTAAAAGATATATCTGTAGAGATTCGTTCAAATGAGTTTATCGAGTCTATAAACGCAATGCTACGCATTTATGCGATGCAAGTCGGATTAAGCGCTGGCACATTCACTTTCGATGAAAACGGCTTAAAAACCGCTACAGAAGTTGTAAGCGAGAAGTCAGAAACTTATCAGACTAAAAACAGCCATTCGCAACTAGTTGAGCAAGGTATAAAAGAAATGATTGTGAGCATTTTAGAAGTTGGGAAGCTTATTGGAGCTTACGCTGGTGAACCAGTCGAGTTAGACACTATTACAGTCGATTTTGACGATTCTATAGCGCAAGATGAAGATACAACAATCAATCGTTATACTACTGCTAAAAACCAAGGTATGATACCGCTGAAAATTGCTTTACAACGTGCTTGGAATATTACTGAAGCTGAAGCGGATGAATGGGCTGAAATGTTAGCAAAGGAAAAACAAGCGGAAATACCTAACAACGATATGACTGGAATATTCGGCGAAGAGGAGTGATATAGATGGCACTAACTCCAAGGCAACTCGACTTATTTGTACAGCCTATCGTTGATGTTTATACAGGTTTAGAAAATGAACTGTTCACTCTTATTGTTCGTCGGCTAAAAACAAAGAAAAATATCAGCGCTGACAATGTACTTGCTTGGCAGATAGAAAAACTTAATCAAGTTCACGCATTAGATCAGCAAATGATTGAACGAATTTCGAAAGCTTCCGGCGTTTCTGCTAAGAAGCTTTTTTCTATTGCCAAAGACGCGGGATATAGCGACTTAAAACAAGTAGATAACTATTTCAGTAAATTAGCTGAAGCGGGTGCTGTGTTGCCGCTAGTGAGCGATGGACAAACGATAGTCGATAAAGTAATGAGAAGTTATTTTAAGTTAGCACAAAGCAACTATAATCGCGTCAATCAAACGATGTTATCGCAAGCAAGACAAATCTATTCAGACATCATACACGAAACGACACAGAGCGTCTTGGCTGGTTTAAAAACACATAGACAAGCATTAGCAGAAACAGTAACTAAATTCGCTGAAAATGGTGTTCCTGCGCTTGTAGACAAGGCGAATAAGCGATGGACACCAGAGGCTTATGTCAGAACAGTAACCAGAACAACAGTCAATAGTGTTTATAACAGCATTGAAGACGAGCGAATGAGTGAATTTGGCGTGGATTTAGTACGTATTTCACAGCACATAGGAGCACGACCAACGTGTTCACTTGTTCAAGGCAAAGTTATCTGTTTGTTATCTGTTGAAGAAACTCGCTCAAAATACGGCAATAAATACATTTCTATTTACTCGCCAGAATTGCGATATGGCTATGGCGATGGAATTTTCGGTTGTAATTGCCGTCATCATCGTTTTGCTTTCATTGAAGGCATTAACATTGCGCCAGATGAGAACGAGTTAATAGACGAAGAAGAGAACAAACGCGTTTATATGTTGAGTCAGCAACAACGATTGATGGAACGCGACATAAGAGCGGCTAAACGCAAACTGTCAGCTGCCGAAGAGCTCGGCGATGAATTAGCAGTTAAAAAAGCTAAACAAGCTGTAAGAACGAAGCAAAGCAAGCTAAGAACATTTGTAAAAACGCACAATTTAACAAGGCAGTATAGCAGAGAAAAAGTATATGCCTAACATTCGACCTGAACGAAAGTCGTTAAAAGTCGGCTCTCGTGATCGTATCACGTAAAAACAACGTAGGAGGAATAAGAAATGGAAAGAGACTTTTTGAAGGAATTAGGCTTGGAAAAGGAAACTATCGACTCTATTATGGCAGAACACGGTAAGTCGATTCAGAACGAAAAGGACAAGGTAACATCAGCGGAAGCAGAAAGAGACGGGCTTAAAAGCCAGCTTGCGCAACGGGACGATGATATCGAAGCTTTGAAAACTGATTCTGGAACGAGCAAATCTTTAAAAACTCAATTAGAAACACTGCAAGACAATTACGAAACTTTGAAAAAAGATTCGGAAGCTAAATTAGTAGAAACTCGCAAAGGCGCAGCACTTGATTTAGCTTTAGCAAATGCGAAAGCAAGAAATCCGAAGGCTGTAAAAGCTTTACTGGATAACGACAAACTAGAACTAACCGACGAAGGTTTGAAAGGCCTTGATGAGCAGCTAGGAGCATTGCAGGAAAGTGATGCTTATTTGTTTGCCCAAGAAAGTGAAAACGTAGCACCTAAGTGGGGAATCAGTGGAAATCAAACTAATACTAATCCTACTAGTAAATCGCTGGCAGATTATAGCTATCAAGAGCTTGCTGATTTAAAAGCTAATGATCCAGCTGCGTTCGAAAGTATCACAAAATAAAAAATAGGAAGAGGTAAAAAAGATGGCAGATTTAACAACGAAATTAGCGAATCTAATTGATCCCGAAGTAATGGGGCCAATGATTTCTGCAAAACTACCAAAAGCAATTAAATTCGGAAAAATTGCACCAATTGATAACAGTTTAGAAGGGCAACCTGGCTCAGAAATTACTGTTCCAAAATACAAATATATCGGTGATGCGCAAGATGTAGCCGAAGGAGCGGCGATTGACTATTCTGCGCTTGAAACAGAATCAGTGAAACACGGCATTAAAAAAGCAGGGAAAGGAGTTAAACTTACAGATGAATCAGTACTTTCGGGCTATGGTGACCCTGTAGAAGAAGCGCAAAAACAAATTCGTATGGCTATTGCTTCGAAAGTAGATAATGACATTTTAGAAGAAGCTTTAACTACAACTTTGGAAGTTAAAGGTGCTATTAATATTGGCTTAATCGACAAAATCGAAAACACATTTACAGATGCTCCAGATGCAATTGAGGATGAATCTATCACAACCACTGGTGTACTTTTCTTAAATTATAAGGACACAGCTAAACTTCGCGAAGAAGCGGCTGGTAGTTGGACTAAAGCATCGCAATTAGGTGATGATTTGCTTGTAAAAGGAGCGTTTGGAGAGCTTTTAGGATGGGAAATTGTGCGAACCAAAAAGCTAGCGGATGGTAACGCTCTAGCTGTAAAAGCTGGAGCACTAAAAACTTTCTTAAAACGTAATCTTTTAGCAGAAAGTGGACGTGATATGGACCATAAGTTAACTAAATTTAATGCAGACCAGCATTATGCTGTTGCTTTAGTTGATGAAACAAAAGCGGTGAAAGTAGTTCCAGTTGCGGGAAACTAATGGCGGCGCGGTCGGTTGAAACTGATAGCGCGCCGATTCAAGACTTTTCAACTATGACAGTAGCAGAATTGAAAGAAGAGCTTGTGACTAGAAATATCGAATTTGCAAGTAATGCGAAAAAAGCGGAGTTAGTGGCGCTGTTGGAAGGTAGTGATTGACATGCCTTACACAACACTAGAATTTTATACTAACGAGTATGCGGGAGAACATTTGGAACAAGACGAATTTGCCAAACTGTTAAAGCATGCTGAAAGAAAAATCGATTCAGTGACATTTTACCGAATACGCAAAAGTGGAATTGAAGCGTTTAGTGAATTTATTCAGCATCAAATACAGTTAGCTACTTGTAATCAAATCGAGTATTTCAAAGAGGCGGGCGGAACAAGTGAGTTAGCTGTTTCCAAGCCGGATAACGTGAGTATTGGAAGAACTTCTATTAGTGATAGTAACTTTGCATCAACTGCTACATCGCTTAATAGCGGATTAGTAGGCAGTGATGTAAGGTCCTATTTAGCGCATACAGGTCTTCTTTACAACGGGGTAGGTGTTCGTTAATGAAAGTAGTAAAACCGGTAACAAATGCCCCTCCGTTGCCTCTTGACTGGCTAATTCATAACATTAGCTATGAAGCGTATAAAGAAGAAGGTAGACACAATCAAGTCGTTTATGAAAAAGGCTTTGAGATTGAACATGTTCGTGTCGATTTCTCAAAATCAAATCAAATCGCGGGATTATCTGATAGTGATAGATATGACGCGGTTATTTTTATTGATGCAGTGAACAGCATGAACGTGCCAGATGATTTTATAAGTAGATCGAGAATTTTTTTCTCTGGAAAAGCTTATAAGATTGTTAAGGTTATACCTTGTTATGCGACCTCTGAAAATGTGCACCATTGGGAAATAGAGGTGATTTGATGCCGATTAAAGTACGTGTAGACCTCTCGAAAGCAAAAGGGAGCGTAAAAAAGGCGAAAGAAAGAGGTCAGTTTGCTTTAATTAACCAGGCGGCTGCTGATATTGCGCTTTATGTGCCTTTTTTAAGCGGTGATTTATCAAATCAATACGTTATTATGAACGACAAAGAAATTATGTGGACATCTATTTATGCGCGGAGACTCTACAACGGAATAAACTTCAATTTCACACTCACACATCATCCGTTAGCTGGCCCGAAATGGGACCAACGAGCAAAAGTAGATAAGCTAGAAAATTGGATAGCAGTAGCACAAAAAGCGGTTGAGGAGGGACTATAATGTCATTAGATTTTTTAGATAGTGTTATGGATGCTATCGAAAACAACGTAGATTTAAAAGATATGAAATTAAGAACAGCGATATTAAAACCTGAATCGATTGCTTTGCTACTGACTCCGAATAACGACAAGCAAGGTTATCAAGACGGCTCTTATGAGCGGTCTTTTTCTTTTAACCTAAACGGCTCTAGCAAGCAAGAAATGAAAGTTTTAAATGTGTTGAATGCAATTACTGCTTATTTTGATAATACAGAAATAGAGAGTATTCAGAGCTTAAATAACAGCTTTGTGCTAGAAGACAAAGAAACAACTAGTGTGCCGAACCTCGTTTCGGCGAGCGATGATGGAACATTCATTTATAGCGCTAGTTTCAAAATCAAATTATATATTGAAAGCGAGGAAAAATAAAAATGGCTAGAATTAAAAATGCGAAAACGAAATACTTTGTTGCTGAAATTGTAGATGGTGCGGGCGAGCCAGTGTGGAAACGCCTGTCAAAATGGATTACAAACGTGTCTGATGATGGGTCGGACAACACGGAAGAACAAGGCGACTACGACGGTGATGGCAACGAAAAAACAGTTGTGCTAGGTTACTCAGAAGCTTACACGTTTGAAGGGACACACGATCGTGAAGACGAAGCGCAAAACTTAATTGTCGCTAAACGTAGAACGCCTGAGAATCGCGGGATTATGTTTAAAATCGAAATTCCAGATACCGAAACAGCTATCGGTAAAGCGACTGTTTCGGAAATTAAAGGTTCCGCTGGTGGTGGAGATGCTACGGAGTTCCCAGCGTTCGCTTGCCGCATCGCTTACGATGAAACACCTAAGGTAACAAAACCCTGAGGAGAGCCCGTCCAGCGTCGAAGTGGACAAGGCGACTATTACGTTAAAAGTTGGTGAAACATCCACTATTACTGCCTCAGTATTACCTGTCGGAGCAAGTCAAGAAGTAACTTTTACTTCTTCAAATCCACCAAAAGCAAAAGTAAATGCTAGTGGAGTGGTTGAAGGTGTAGCAGAAGGAACAGCAAACATAACTGTCGCATCTAAAGGAAGCCCTTCTATCCATAAAGTAGTACAAGTAACAGTAGAAGCAGCAGACTAATAAATGAGCCCTTACTTTCAGTAGGGGCTTTTAAATTGGAGGAAATCATACATGACACAAAACAATATAATCAATATTCAATTAGAAGAATCATATCAAGAGTTTCAGCTTGGCACAGAACTGTTTAGAGTCGGTTTAGGTGATGAAATGCGCCGCAAATGGATTGAAGCAGATGAGAAGTACAAGAAGAAACTGGAAAAGCTAAATAAATACAACATTGATAATACAGACGAAATGAGTTCAGAAGAATACTTTACATTAGAAGAAGATGTAAAAGAGGCTTTAACTGAAGCATATGCAATTTTATTGGATGATGAAAAAGCATTCGATAAATGTTATGCGCAATGCAAAGATATTTTAAAAATGTACCAAGTCTACAATCAAGTTGCAGAAATCATTGTCGGTTCAGTAGAAAAACAACAAAATGAAATTCAAAAGAAATATAAAGCAAAAATGACGAAAAAAGCGAAGTGATTTAAATGCTTTCGCTCGCTTTTGGAATTAACGATATTTACGAATATGAAGGGAAAGAGTATAAGCTCGATTTAGCTTTTGACAACGTTCTAAGAGTGATTGATTTAACGGAAGATAATAGTTTATCTGATGTGTTCAGAGCTAATCTAGCAATTGATGTGCTGTTTGCTGATGATATGCCTTGGCCACGTTCGAACGAGGAAGACGAATACGCGAACATTGAAGAAAAATCGTTGGTGCTTATTGATATTTTCACTAATTATATTGTTAAAGAAAATGACGATGGTTTGCTTTATGATATCGACGGAAACAAGATGCCAAGCGCTACAAACAATGAGGATGCGGAAGAAATTGCTTCATATTCATTAACGCAAGATGCGGATTATATCTACGCTTCTTTTTTACAAGACTACAATATTGATTTATTAGATAGTCGGGGGAAAATGCACTGGTATAAGTTTAGAGCATTGTTAGAAAGTTTGCGTGATGATACAACAATTAAAACGATAATCGGCATTAGGCAAGCGGAATTACCTTCGGGGAAAGGAACAGAAAAAGAACGAAACGAATTAATTAAACTGAAAAACAGATATAAGTTAAAAGATTAGAGGTGAGAACATGAGTGATGGATCAGTAGTAATTGAGATTAGTTTAGACGATAAAAAAGCTGATAAACAACTTGATGCGTTTGAAAAAGATTTAGCGAAAGCAGGCACTAACGCGGGGGCGGCATTAGATAAAGCTTATAGAGAAGCGGTTTCAGATATTGCTAGTCAATCGAAACGATTAAAAGACACGTTTGTAAATGCGTTTAAAAGCATGGGAAGTGCTGGCTCAAATGCTTTAAAAGCTAGTTTAAACTTTATGCGTGAATTGCCTTCAAATGTACAAGCGGCACTATCTAAACTTGCATCAACAGTAAAAACTGGGTTCGTAAACGCTGCTAAAGCATCTATTACAGCGATAAAGGAACTTGGAACAAGTATCAAAAACACAGCGGTTAATATTAAAAACGGCTTCTTTTCAATTGCTAAGACAGTACAAAGTAGTATTGTGTCAGCTGTTAAAGTATCAATTAATGTCATTAAATCCATCCCCGGCGCAATTAAAAGCGCTGGAATCAGTATTAAATCAGCATTAGTAAGTAGTTTGCAAGCAGCTAAATCGGCTGCTATTTCTTTTGCTCAAACTACTGTAAAAGTTATTAAAAGTATTCCAGGAGCTGCTAAAACAGCGGCTACAGCAGTGAAAAACAGTTTCGTAGTAGCTTACAAAGCGGTGGTAGTTGCTGCTTATATGAGCGTTAAAGGAACTATTAGCGCTGTGAAAGCTATTCCTAGCGCTACAAAATCAGCGGCATTAGCAGTAAGTAGCGCAATGAAAACAGCTTTTAGCGCTGTATCAAGCGCGGCGAAAACGACAGGAACAACAGTGAAATCAGCATTAAAAACAGGCTTTAGCGCTGTGAAATCCGGAGCTAAAGCGGCAGGCCAAGCTGGTATTTCAGCATTAAAAGGCCTAGGAAACATTGCGAAAAGCACTGGTTCTTTAATTAAAAGTGGATTAGTAAGCGGATTTAACGCGGCAAAAGCGGCGGCGAAAGGTGCAGGCGCTGGAATGCGTGAAGCACTTAAAAATTCAGTTGAAAAGCCCGCCGAACAAGCTCGCTTTAGTATTCTCAGATTAGCAGCAGCGTTCGGATTAATTGCGGCAACAAAAAATGTAGTAGGCAGCGCTATTGGTCGTGTTGATACGATTGATACAGCGACTAAATCATTAACAGTCCTTACTGGTTCAGCAAAAGATGCCCAATTAGTAATGACTGACCTTACAGCAGCTATTGACGGCACACCAATCGCGTTAGATGCTGTCGCATTAGGTGCTAAAAAAATGGTCGCGGCAGGCATGAAAGCGGCGAATGTAAAACCTGTTTTCACCGCTATTGCTGATGCGGCGTACGGAGTCGGTAACGGTTCGGAATCAATTGACCAGATGACAGATGCGATTTCTGCGTTACAAGCGTCTGGTGTTGCTTATGCAGACGATATTAACCGTTTAGTTGACGCGGGTGTTCCTGCATGGCAAATTTTAGCAAATTCCACAGGCAAATCTGTTGGAGAAATGAAAAAATATGTTTCCGAGGGATCTTTAGAATCAACAAAAGCTATCGCAATGTTGACAAAAGGCATCGAAGAAGGAACGACTGGAATGGCTGGCAACACGGCTAAAATGGCAGGTCTAGCAAAAACAGCAGGTAACACTATTAGTGGTTCATTTGCGAACATGAAAACCGCAGCCGTTAAGAGCCTTGCTAATATCGCCGAAAACTTAAAAGGTCCGATTATCCAAGCACTAGATGTTGCTAAAAACGCATTTAAACAGTTTGCAGCAGTAACAGCAAGTCCGGAATTCCAGAAGAAACTTTCTGATTTGATTCAAAAAATCAAAGAGTTTATACCAGTTTTAATCGAGTGGGCGCCAGTTTTGGCGAAAGTTGCCGCTGGATTTGTAGCATTTAATATTATTAGTAGTGTATATTCTAAAGTTGCTGGTTTGGTAATGGCATTTAGAGGCTTAGCAAGCAGTGGCACGTTGCTCGGTGGAATTGTTAACACTGTGAAAGGCTCTTTCTTGGCGCTTAAAGTCGCTCTAGGTTCAGCTGCCGCCGCATTCGGAGTAATAATCGCAGTTATTGGTGCAGTTATAGCTGTTGCATACGGCATGTATGTATCATTCAAAGAAAACACTGCGAATATTAAAGGCTTTTTATCAACTATGTGGGATGGCGTGAAAAATTCTTTCGGTAAAATAGTAGATGTGTTCAAACAGATAGTTGCCGCATTAAAACCAGTAGGTAGTGGATTTAAAGATGTACTTAAATATGTTGGTGTTGCTATTTGGGCGTCTCTTGGTCTAGTTCTAGCTGCTGTAGTTGATATTATTCAAGTATTAGCACGAATTGTGTTAGTAGCTATTAAAGCGCTACAGGGGCTGTATTATGCTATAAAAGCAGCATTTCAAGCTCTACATTGGGATTTGAAAGGTGCTAAGAAAAGCTTAGAGCAATCAAAAGATGCGTTTGTCGAAGCAGGTTCAGCAATAAAAGATGCATTTAACAAAGATAATTATGCACTGACTGGAACAGTTGAAGCATTCAAACAAATGGGCGGAGAAGCCGAAAAAACAGCAAAGAAAACTGAAACATCCGGCAAGAAAATAAAGGAAACATTAAAGCTTGTAGAAACAACTGCCAAACAAACTGAAACAACTGTTTCGAAGTCGAATCAAGCAATAGATACGATGCTGAGCGGCGGAGTTGATCAGTATGGAAAGAAACTTAGTGAAAAAACTGAGTCATTCTTAAATGCGGCTAAAGACCTTTACGAACAATATCAAGAAGCAACTATAAAGTCTCAAGATAAATATAGCGTAGCTATGGAAAAGGCTCAGAGTCTCGAAGGAGATAAACGTAAAAAAGCTATAGCAGATGCAAATAAGACTTTAGTAGACGAAACAACAAAGAATAATAGCACGTTACTAACTTTGCAAAGCGATTATTCAAATATGCTAAAAACAAATCGTTGGGCCGACGGACAAGAGTTAACAGCTCAGCAGAAGAAGTTTTTACAACAACAAACTACTGATATTCAAACAGAGTTAGCGAAACAAAATCAGCTGTATGTTGAAGCGAACTTATTGCGACTAGAACAAGGTAAAAGCTTAAATGAAAAGGAAAGAAATACGAGCTTAGAAGTTCAAAAGAGCTTATATGAAGAAAAGAAAAAAGCTGTTGAAACTGGCGAGAAATCGCTTGCTGATTTGAAAAAGAAAAAAGCGGACGCTTCAACTGAAACCGAAAAAGCAAACTATCAAATTCAAATTGACGAGCAAACGAAGAAAAACAAGACGCTGTCTACAAACTTAAAAAACTGGGCAACTGAAATGAACGCAATAATCGCAAATGGGGGCACTTTAAACGCTGAAACATTTGCGAGCGGTTTATCTCAACTTGGAAATATTAGTGATGAACAGTTGTCTGCGTTGTGGCAAAATTTTGTTTCTACAAGCACTTCAATTGATAATACATTGTCTGGTTTAGCTGCAATCATGGGCCAACGTGGCGGAGAAGGTGTTCAGGCATTTGTAACAGCTATCCAAAGCAAAGATTATACTACAGCGGCTTTAAACATAAATAATGATGTTTTAAACACACTTTCTAACTTGCCAAATGGCATGTTCTTGAATGGACAAAATGGAAAGAATCAATTTATAGCTGCTATTAAATCTAACGAATATCAAGAAGCAGGCAAATATTTAGTTGATGGTGTAAAAATGGGTGCTTCGCCTCTTCCAAACGAACTAAACGGCATTGGTAAACAAGGCGGAAACGCAAATGCTGACGGAATAAAGAGTACAGCTGAAGCAAATAAAAACGCTGGTGCCACGATTAAGAATAACGCTAAAAACGGTGCTTTTGACCCTAACTTGTTCCAAATGACAGGCGTTAGTAATGCTAATGGTTTTAATGGCGGGATATTAGACGGAAAAGGAAATGCTTTTTCAGCAGGGACTGGTATAGGTAACTCTGCTAAAAGTGGTGCGGCCTCTGTGGATTCGTCCGGCGTCGGTTCTGACTTCGCATCTGGATACGCGCAAGGTATAGCCAGCGGCGGCATGATGGTTGCTGGTGCTGCATCTGCATTAGCAAATAAAGCACTAGCAGCAGTTCAGAAAAAACAAGACTCGCATTCACCTTCCAAAGAGTCAAAAAAACTAGGTGGAGACTTCGGAACTGGTTATTCATTAGGTATCGCAGACAAAAATAAAGCAGTGACGAAAGCGGCGAATAATCTAGTAGCTAGCGCTTTAGGAACTGAATCACAAATTAAGAAGCTGTCTAGTACGTTGAAAGACAAAATATCCTCAGCGATTGACGCGGGATTACATTCTAAGAATAAGAGCGTTGGACAACTTAAACAAGCGAAAGCACTGAATAGCATAGAAGGCTATATCGGGCAACAAACAAACAAGCTAGCGGCAACAGCTAAAAAACGTGATAAAGTAGTCGCTCAATTAAAAGCCGCTAACACAAAGATGGCTGACTTGACGAAACAAAGTAAAGAGTATGCTGCTTCAATCACTGAAAAAATGCAAAGCTATGGATCAATTAGCAACGTAGACGCAGAAAACCCGCAGTCAATACAAGCGGAAATGCAGAAACGCTTAAAAGAAATCAAAGCTTTTCAAGCGAATGTGGAAAAATTGCGCAAAAAAGGCGTTAGTAAAGACATTATAAGCGACATCTTAGAATCGGGAGTAGAAAATGGTTCATCGTATGCGCAAGCTCTTGCTAAATCTGATGCTAAGACTATCAAAGCGATTAATAGCACTCAGAATCAAATCAATTCAGCGTCTAAGTCAATGGGTAACACAGCGGCTAATGCGATGTATAGCGCTGGTATTAACGCGGCGAAAGGTCTAATAAACGGACTTAACAGTCAGAAGAAACAACTAGAAAACACAGCTAAGAGCATCGCTAATACAATCACTAATTCGGTGAAAAAGGCGCTTAGAATTCATTCACCTTCGCGCGTGGCCATCGAGCTTGGGAAATTCTTTACTGATGGACTTGGAAATGGTGTATTAGCTGGCGCTAAAGGTGCGGTGCAATCAACTAACAAAATGGTTGATAAAGTAGTAAACGCTGCTTCTAATTTGACCGTTCCAGCTATAACTTTGCCGAAGATTTCCGCAGAAAAAGCGCTGGGCCTAAAAAGTGTTGATCTAAACAGAACTATTACAGTTAAGACGATTATTGATAATAAGACAAAAGAGTCTAGCAATGCAGATTTAATCAAGGCAATTAAAGAGTCCGGGGCTAAACCAGTCATTCTAAATTTAGATGGCGAAGTATTAGCTAACAACTCTAATAATCGAATTGGCAGCATGACAGACTTAGGACTATACGGAGGTGGCTTACTTTGAACAAAAAAACAGATTTATATTTAATGCAAGCGAATAAAATTATCAAGTTAAACGAAAAACATAACTTTGAAATAAGTGAAGTAAGTCGCGCTAGTCCTCAAATTATCAATAATTATACTAGCTATGAGTTTAGCGACGGCAATCGTTCGAGTGATAGTAATTTCGATAGCTTCGATATTGAATTTACTTGCAGATTCAAAACAAATGGCAATATCGACTATCACGTTCGACTTGATGAATTATTCGAGGATATTTTTATTAGAAAAGAATACTACATTTTCCATACGAAAACCCCGGGAAAAAAATATTGCGTTCATCCAGCACCTTTCGATATTGATAGGAAAGGTGCTGGGCATGCGCAGTTTACGTTAAGATTTGAAGTTTTCAAAGGTTTTAGCGAATCGTTAGGCACTAGCCTTTCGCCTTTTGCTTTCAGCGAGGGCATTTGGCAAGCGGGACAAGGCATTGTATCACAAAATTATAAGTATAAGCACACATCAAACAGATTTATTGTGTATAACGCGGGGAGCTTTGATATTGACCCTAGAATGCACGATTTAAGAATTACTATTAAGAATTGTCGAAGTGACGGCTTACTAACAATTAACAATAAAAGCACTGGTGAAAAATTCGTATTCAATGAGAAAATCTACGCTTATGACACAATCGAACTGGACGGCAGTAACATCTTGAAAAACGGAGTGCGTTGCGGGCGGAAAACTAATCTCGGTCTTATTTCGTTATTATCCGGCGGAAATGAAATCGAAATCGAGAATGTAAGCAATATCGAAACAACGTGGGATTTTCCGTTTTTATATAAATGATGGTGGGTGAGAATATGGACATATTTGTAAGTGACTATGAAAAGCAATACAAAGAGATTTTAACAGGCTTTGACCCTACTACATTTTCAGAAACGTGGGTCGAAAATCAGCAATGGCAACTAGATTTTTATGTAGAGAAAACAAGAAATAATCAAGATGTTTTCGACTTATTAAATCATGAAAGCTCTGTTTATCTGGATGGCCAAGAATTTGTTGTTAAGCAGCTAAAACGCGGCGCAGTTGGGAAAATAGTTTATTCAGAAGTCACAGCAACGCATATTTATTTCACGATGCAAGATGACTATCAGTACAACGCTATTTCGGGTTCTAAGAGTGCAAAAGATTGTTTGACACATATTTTCGCAGCTGATAAACAAGGTTTTAGCTTTGAACTCATTGACAAAAACAAGGTTTTAGAAAATATTACACAAGAAAATTTTGGGAATGGCAATTTACTAAAGCTAGTTCAAGAAGTGTTGGAAGATTATAAGCTTGTTATGCTAGCAGACAATAAACGATTAACATTTATTCCCTCTGAAGATTACGGAGAGCATACAGAAAACGAAATTCGCTACAATAAGCACACAAACGAAGTCGATTTTGATATTGATACGTTATCCTTAAGAACTCAAATTAAGGGCTATGGAAAAGTCGACAGCAACGGAAATAACTACTTTCCGCCAGTTACTTTTACCAGCCCGGAATCGGCTAAATGGGGCGTGCGAATTCAAGAACCGTTATCAGACGAGCGTTATACAACTTCTAGCAGCATGCTAAGACGTTTGAAGCTTGAACTACAAGACTATCCAGCGACGACTGGAAATATCTCTTTAAAGCTTAAATACGAATGCGGAAAAGGCGATTATGTAATGTTTGTTTATGAACCGCTGGGCCTTTTATACGAAGTTCAAATAGTCGCTTATAAGAAATACATTTTTACAAACAAACCGCCAGAATTGACGTTATCTAATAACAAAAAAACAATGGTTTCTATCATGGTTCAACTAGCAAAAGCAATTAAGAGAGGAGCGAAATAGATGGATTTAAAAAAATGGCAAGACCCACTCATGAACTCAGAACTACAGCAAAACTATAACGATAATTTAGTAAAACTAGCTGGAAGCCTTGAAAAAGCTAATCAAGATATGACACATGTTAATCAGCGCATATCTAACTTAGTTATTAAATCCGGCGGGAATGAATCGAACGAAGTAGTAGACGCACGCGTTTCTTCTCTGGTTCCAGAAACTGAATTCACAACATTAAACGATAGAATAAATTACGCGGAAAATGCTTTAATAACAGGTGTCGGAAAGCTTTCAACGAATGTTTTTGATCTAATGGATAAATACAACGATATAGATACTATTTTAAAGCGTTTATATGGCTTAGATAGCAGCAATATTGAAATATTTGTGGATGATGCAAGAGGCGATGATATTGCAGGAACTGGTGAAATTGATGCACCTTTTAAAACGATAAATAAAGCAGTAATGACTTTGCCCCGTGTATTGAATAGTAACTCTGTGAATATCTGGATTGTTCCTGGTCGGTATAATGAAGATGTCGTTATTCCGCCAATCATGGGAGGGGACATCTACATTAGGTCTACAAACTTTGAAACAGTAGACCCTACCAGTAGCACCGGATGCCAAGTTCGAAGTATTTCTGCGACAGGAAGTAACGGCTATTTATATATTGCTGGTTTAGAAGAAACGAACACGGCAGGCACAACGAAAAACTACTTCATTAAAGCGACGCGATGCGGATTTGTAAGGATTACAAAATGCCGAATGGCCTTCAATACTAAGGCAATAGACCCGTTCACTGCGGTTTTTATTGATGCTTGTTCTGCTGATGTCAACGGCTGTTATTTTGCCTCACAAAATGTTGATGTTCGCGGTTATAACACTGCTAGAGTCGAGGTTCAGAATATCGTCCATGGCGCAAAAAGTGCGATTGGTTTGTATCCTCAAAGCGCCGATATTTTCAATCTCAATAGCGGGACTTGGGAAGCTGATACGCCTACGAAACTGAGTGGCGGGGGAGTGGTTAGAACATGACTGAAAACGTTATTCATAAAAATGGTGTATATGATTTTAACGTCACAACGCAAGAAGATAAACCACTTCAAAAATCTGTTTTTTATACGCAAGATTCTGGCGGAACAGCTAGACTTATTTTTAATATAGATAAAGATAATCAAGATTTAGTATTATCGTCTGCTGCTGAATTAGAGCTTGCAATGATTTTAGCGAAAGGAACAGAGTCAGAGAGTAAGTATCTTGTGAAACCAACTATTATTGATGGTGTTAGGGGAATTGCAGAATACTCACTTACAGACTCTCAAATAGCACACGCTGGCAATGCTATTGCTGAATTGTATATAAAATACAAAAACAGTCAAGCGATGCGGGTATATAAATTCAGTTTTGAGATAAAAAAAGCATTAATAGATAGCGACTTTTTCCCAGTATCAGAATTTTATGTGGAGCGCTGGGATGATTACGAAAAAATATTCGATGAATCGTTCGAGAGATTAAACACTAAATTAGATGACGTTGATAAAAAAGCAGATGATTTAAAAACACAATTTGATGATATGCAGCCATCGCAATTCGCACAAAAAACAGACTTAAATGCACATGTAAATAATGCGGATATTCATGTCACCGCAGCAGATAAAACGAACTGGAATTCAAAAGAAACAGCATCTAGCGCACAGGCTAAAGCAGATAAAGCACTTGCTGATGCAAAAACTTTTTTCGAACTAGCTAGTGCGGTGCAAAGCGTTACTTTGACGCCAAAAAACGGATTTGTTGCAAGTCAGCCTTTAGTCGCTCGATACATTAAGTTTGGCAACCGGTTTCTAGTTATTGTTAGCGGAATTGTAGGAAAAGGGACCGGGAACGGGACAGGTATATGTGCAACATTGCCAACTTTTTTAGCTCCTGATGCGAGCTGGAATAAACTTTATTCCGCTGCACAGCAGAGTACAGCAGCAAGTAATCAAGCGAATATATATCTAAGTGTGAGTGCTGATATAAATATTGTTGGTGTTGGCTCGGTAGACGTGAACACTGGACTTGACGGCATAATTTATTTAACTAAAGAGGTGACAACATGAGCGAGTTAATAAAAGTTTTTAAATATGATGCAGACGGTATTTTTGAACGTGACGACTTAATTGTTTTGGAAAAAGGGGAAAAGGTTCCAGATGGTTATACATTAATTGCGCCGCCAGTTCCTTCTGTAAATCCAGTTTTTAATGTAAAGACCCAAAAATGGAGTGCTGGTGAAGATGCAAGTGTTATGGACCCTCCTCCACTATCAGAAATAGAAAAATTAACACAGGATTATGCGGACTTAATGCTATATGTAGCAGAAGTCGAACAGAAGACGGAACAAACGCAACAAGATAATGCAAACTTACTATTATCTTTGGCGGAGGCAGGTGTTTTGTAAATGATTAACTGGTATGAAAAAGTAAAAGATTATTTTTTAGGTGGCTACTATACTGAAGCAGATGTTAATAAATTCGTTACTTTAAAAAAGATAACGAGATCACAAGCAGATGTAATAATCGCTATGAAAGAAGCAAAAGCCGAATAGGCTTATTTTTTATGTTGAAATAGGGGATGATTGGGATGTATGAAGGCTTAACGAAAGTATTTGATTATGCTTTAGCAAAAGAAATGTTTTTCGCAGCGTTATTTGTCGCACTGTTTATTATTTTGTTGATTATTACTAAAAGAATCTGGGATGACTCAAAAATAGTAAGAGTAGAAATGAAAGAAGAGCGGGACAAAATGGAAACAGAGCGGGAGAAGCGGGATAAAGAATCGAAAGAAGAACGAGATAAGTTTATTAGTACGATGAACGAACAACAGCGTTTAATGGACAAGCAAAATGACATGATGGGACAACAACAACAGTCAATTGACAGTCTGTCAAAATCCGTTGGTAAGTTAGCGCATAAGGTAGATTTACTAGAACACAAAATTACAAAGTGAAGGATGATGAAAATGGAGTTTGGAAAAGAGTTACTAGTTTATATGACATTTTTAGTAGTTGTAACACCCGTTTTTGTGCAGGCAATTAAGAAAACGGAGTTAATTCCTTCGAAATGGCTTCCGACTGTAAGCATTCTTGTCGGGGCGATTTTAGGGGCATTGGCAACATCTTTGGATGGTTCTGGATCGCTTGCAACGATGATTTGGGCAGGTGCATTAGCAGGAGCGGGCGGAACTGGTTTATTTGAACAATTTACTAATCGAGCTAAAAAATATGGAAAGGATGATTAATAATGGCATTAACAGAGGCATGGCTAATTGAAAAAGCAAATCGCAAATTGAATACGTCAGGTATGAATAAAGCTACATCTGATAAGACACGGAATGTAATTAAAAAAATGGCAAAAGAAGGTATTTACCTTTGTGTTGCGCAAGGTTACCGCTCGACAGCGGAACAAAATGCGCTATATGCACAAGGGAGAACCAAACCTGGAGCAATTGTTACTAATGCCAAAGGCGGGCAATCTAATCATAATTTCGGTGTAGCAGTTGATTTGTGCTTGTATACGAGCGACGGAAAAGATGTTATTTGGGAGTCGACAACTTCCCGATGGAAAAAGGTTGTTGCTGCTATGAAAGCGGAAGGATTCGAATGGGGCGGAGACTGGAAAAGTTTTAAAGACTATCCGCATTTTGAACTATGTGACGCTGCAAGTGGTGAGAAAATCCCTGCTGCAACACAAAACACTAATACAAATTCAAATCGTTACGAGGGTAAAGTCATTGATAGCGCACCACTGCTACCGAAAATGGACTTTAAATCATCACCATTCCGCATGTATAAGGTAGGAACTGAGTTCTTAGTATATGATCATAATCAATATTGGTACAAGACATACATTGATGATAAACTTTACTACATGTATAAAAGCTTTTGCGATGTTGTAGCTAAAAAAGACGCAAAAGGTCGCATCAAAGTTCGAATTAAAAGCGCGAAAGACCTTCGGATTCCAATTTGGAATAACACAAAACTTAACAGCGGGAAAATTAAATGGTATGCACCTAATACGAAATTAGCATGGTACAACAACGGAAAAGGATACTTAGAGCTTTGGTATCCATCTGATGGCTGGTATTACACAGCTAACTACTTCTTGAAATAAAACTATTGCCCTCGCTTTTGCGGGGGTTTTTGGTCGAGTAGACACATCAACAAACATCTGTTCCAATTGATATTGATTGTAATAAGAGGTTATAATGACATAAAAACGTTTTATTGGGAGCGGGTGTTTATTACGATTGACGTAGAAAATATATTAGAGAAAGTTGGAATTGGTAGTACAAATCCCTTTAAAGTTAAAGCCTCCGATGGTAAAATTTATGTAATAAAAATTAAGAATGATGCTTGTGACGGAAAAACTTTGTTAAACGAACTAATAGCATATAGGTTAGCTAAGCTTCTAGATTTACCAATATCAAATTGTTGTTTGATAAATTTGAAAAAAGAACATATTGAGGATAATATTTTCAATATGGATGGTATTAATTGTGTGGAAGGAATTGGCTTCGCAAGCGAATATATGCAAGGTAATACTAGAATAAATGCTGGTATGTTAAAAAGTATTATAAATGCAGAAGATATTCCAAGTATTATCTTATTTGATCAAATAATTTTAAATACCGATCGTTCAGAAAATGATGGGAATTTATACTATGACAAAAGAACAAAAAAACTAATGATTATTGATCACTCACATATATTTGGAGGATGGTCAACTTGGAACGTACATCAAATTAGGGCTTTAATAAAAGAACCGCCTGCAGTAATAAATAACTTAGTAGGGAAGAACTATCATTTTTTTATTCCATACGTTAGCGGTCATAGCCCTTTTAATAAAATAACAAAGAAAATAGATCATTTAGCCGGAGAAATAGATGGACTTTTTGAAGATATTCCGATAGAATGGAGTATTGATGAAGAGGAAATAGCAGTAACAAAAAAATTTATTAGATATCAACTAGAGAATTATGCTGGTATACTTCAACAGTTAAAAGATGTATTTTATTTATGGAAAGGAGCATGTTGAAATGGAAAATTTTAAATTAAATTATGCTGTTCTTCAATACATGCCTGATCCTATCCGAAGAGAGGCCATTAATGTAGGAGTAGTTTTTCATTGCCCAAGTAGAAATTGGTCAGAATTTTGTCCTATTAAAAATAAAAGTAGGCTAAGGTCATTTGATGATGAGTATGACAAAGAATATATTGACATGATGTTCGACTCATTTGACTATGAGTTTAACTCGCACATTATAGATGAGTACCCAGAGCGGTTTAATAGAATAGAAAATGAAAACTTTTTAAAAGAAAACATTAAGTTTTATGTCAATGAGTTTCGATTCCTTCCAGTTGAGTCAATTCACACAAATGATTCAGAGTTTTGGAATGATATACGAGATGTGGAAAGAACATTTTTGTACTATGATAAACCTAAATCAGAAAGAATATCTTCTAGAGATGTTAGAGAGTTGTTAAGGAAAAATCTTGCAAATCATAATATTAAAAATCAAATCAAAAACTTAGATGTAAGATGTGAATTTGGTAGCAAAAAAGTTTTTGATTTTATGTATGAAAAGAACGTTTTTAAAGCTATTTCTTTTGATAAACAAAAAAGTGGGCAATTAGCTAATGAGCTCAAAATAGTTTGTTATGATATCCTTACTAATAGAGAAAAATTAAACTCTTATAAAATCAATTTAATTGTTGATAATTCTATTATACTGAATAAAAAGTTAGGAAATAATTCAGATGTGTTTTTGGAATTCAAAGAGAAGATAACAAAAGAGGCTGAAAATGTAAAGATATACACATTGTCAGAATTTGGAGAACGCATGATTAGCAATAATTTTTAACCACCCTAACCTCAACGTTAGGGCTTTTTTTACGCAAAAAATACCCCGAAAAATTATTCAAGGTTGCTGTTATATTCAGATGTAAAACGGGATGTCAAACAGCTAATAGTTGAATGAAATAATGAACGAAAATCGTTCATGTGAATATTATTACATATAATTTTATACAACACAACACTTTTTAATGCTTGATTTTAAGAACGTTTGTTCGTATAATGTTAGCAAGAGGTGAAGAACATGTATAATTTAATGGATGATATTTTAGAACATTCAATAGTTTTAGCAGATACTCTCAAACGGAATTGGTCAATAGAAGTACTGTTTTTAAAGAACAATCATCATGTGCGATACAAGTATGTAGTTCCTGTCTTTTTAGATCACGAAAGAAACATAGTTCAATTACAGCGCTTTGACGAACGAATAATTGACATTAATATAGAAGATATTATTTTTTGCGAGGTTATGACGTGAGATTATATAGCTTTAATGATTTTAAATACATTTGCTATGTTGAGGGGAAAGATCGTGCTGTAAAAAAACTATTTGCTAGTTTGCGGACAGACAAAGAAATTGCTATACTAAACAAAAGAATACAAAAGGATACAATTAATATAGAAAATGTTTATAAAGAATACTTGCGGGGCATAAATGGGGCAGAGCAAAACAACATATAAATACTTATAGCTTCTTGTAACAGCTTTTCAAAAGGCATAAACCGCGTAACAAAGCCGATTTCTTCCCGTGAATGCGTGTAACTGCTCAACACAAAACCAACTCTTAATCAGCGGGTCGGGGGTTCGAAACCCTCACAACCCATAAAAACAAACGCCAGTGACTGTTAAAGTCGTTGGTGTTTTGTCGTTTTTACGGGCAAAATGTTAATAATTTCAATAATAAGCTGATTTCTTTTTGATTATTTATCGATTACATAGAAAATAAGTGGAATTTCAAAGTATCTAATAATTTACTACATGATATACAAAAGGAGTTGTTTCAGTGAGTAGAATTGACATCGGAGAAATACAAGCTTTTTTATACCAGCTACGTGCAGCCAATGAACCAGGAAGGAAAACTATCCAATCTATCAAAGCGGCCGTGACAAAGTATGTGGGAGATAATAGTTTAAAAGGAAAAGCAGTTGATGCATCGAAAAATTATTATCAAATGACTTATTTCCCTCTCTGTGATGCAATAATCGAAGCTATGGACGAAAGTGAAGAAAGATTGGGGCAGTACATCCAAGATTTTCATGCCGAAGTTGATAGCTCACCAGATGCCAAAATCGATGCGGACGGTTTATATGAACTGGGTAAAATGATTGACCGAATAGAAAGCAAAAAAGAAGCTTTAGCACAGCGAATGAACAGTGGAACAGAAGGGCAAATGCAGAATTATCGTTCTCAGTTAGCTATTGCGTATAAACAGGAAAACATTCTCGAGAAATATTTGTCATTTGAACAAAGCCACGCTAGCTTTTTTGACCATTTGATTGACTTAGTTCAAGCAGTTCAGCAGACCATCCGCGAACTCCAGTCGAATATCCAGTTCAACAGCCAGACAGGCACTTACGATCTAAGTAAGCTGAATCACGCTACAGTGAGCCACATGCAACAAGCTTTAAATAAAGCACGAGGAATAAAAGAAGATATTATAAAAGAACTACAAGACTACACAGTGCTTGCAGTGGTATATTTAGATAGTAATGGAAAAGAACAGGTGATGTGGTTATTAGAGCGAGACGGCTTAGGAGTGGAGAATGCCGAACTTAAAGCCTATTTAGAAAAAAACGGAAAATATCTTAATCCAGAAGATTATTCGATTATTACTAATGAAGACTTGAATAAGAAAATCAATAAAGCTTGGCGAGATGGTGTTTATTATCTAAATGGTAACAAGTATGATGGGCTAACTGGCGGTATTTTATCTACCTCGGCATATGTTGAAGCTGGGAAAGGGTTTATAGATAAGAGTGGGTTAGCGGATGTTGTGCTGGGGCTTGGGTTGAGTACGGCTGCGATTAGAGGGAGTGTGACATTTGGTAAGAAAAATAAACTGAAGGGTTATGATTATTTAGATGACCTGTTGGGCGATTTAAATAATAAAGTGAAAATAAAGAAGTATGACTCTGCTGAAAGTGTCAATAAATATTGGCATCAACAAAACTATGATCAACCTCCATATACACCTAAAACACCTGTCCAAGATTTAGAACTTTTGGTAGAAACTAAATTTGTCAGGGTATATGATGGGGGAAGTTCAAAACTACATGGTGGATGGCTTATGAAAGCAGAGGATATAAAAGGTTTAACACCGACTCAAATTAAAGATAAATTTGCATTACCTAATATACCCAAATTTGTTGGAGAAGTTACTTTGCCAAAAGGCAGCAATATCAGAATGGGAGAAGTAAATCCTCTTTTCGAAAATAAAGGTGGGGGTATACAATTTGATTTGAAAGGTCAATTCATTGGTGAATTTAAAGAACTCGGAAAAATCTCAGAATGGGGCGGATTAAAGTGACAATTAACGCAGAATACATTGATAATAAATTAACTGCTTTTGGAAAAAGCATTGAATTTAAGAATAAAATTGTAGAATTAAAAGAGAATGATAACTGTTTATTTGTGAGATTATTGGTTGTTCCTGGTCAAGAATTAAATGAAAACACTTTAAGTAATGTATATGCAATTAATAAATTGGGTGAAATTCAATGGCAAATAAAAAATGTTGCGCCAAAAGGAAATAATGTTTATATATGCGCACCATTGGTAGGTATGGATATCGAAGAGAACGATTTATTTGTAACAGATTTCATGGGGCGGAGGTTTGAAGTTAATCAAGAAAATGGTGAACTCAACCAAGTGAGAATAGTGAAATAAACTCTCCTTTTACTCTAATAAATTTTTGTTTGTTGAAGTTTATTAGGATATTGGATTTACTATTAAAGGTAGCGAGGTGGACTAAAAGTCTCGTAATTACTGGATTTAAATGATAATACGGGTGAAATCAAGGATATTGAAGAGTTAATAAATGAAAACTCATGTGATTAAGTAAACAAATTACGGAGGAATAACTATTTTTAAGTTGGAAATAAGTTTGCGCTTTAGAAAGCCGACATTATTAAGAAATGCTGAAACAGGGCACGCACCATTTAAAGCGATAACTTAATTTGAATAATTTTTAAATGAAGATGAGTGAAAATTGGCTAAAGGTACTTTCTCATGAGAGAAATATATCAAGTGAACTGTCCACAAGAGAATATAAGACCTTTTTAGAGGATATGATGTTGAGGTAGTTAAGCTGATAGATTTGCTAAAGAAAGAATCAAACACAAAGATGAGGAAAAAGCTTATGACGAAGATAACTCATATGAATAATAAATTAATTTTTGAAAACCAAGAATACACATTTGAGTATCCAATACAAACTTTGAGAGAAGATAAAAATCATGTATATGTTTTATTAGATATACCAGCCAACCAAGAATATACGTTTGATGATTTTCATAATATTTATGCTTTTTCTTATACGGGTGAACGGAAATGGCAAATAGGAGAGAGACCCGTTGGAGATAATGATGTTTATACTTTGATTAATGTAAAAGAAGGAATACTTTACGCTACAGATTTTAGCGGAAGAAAATATAAAGTTTGTGAAAAAAATGGAATTCCTGAAAAAATGGAAATTGTAAAATAAAAAATACATTTTACTGTCTCGTTCAGAACCCTTGCAACCCATATTTAAAAAGGGCCTAAATGTTTTAGCAATGTTTTTATAAAATCCCAAATTGGAAAACCAACCTTCACCCAAAAGGAGCTAACATGAAAAAACTACAATGGCTAACTAACCGATTATTTGCAACCTCTATCCTCCTAATCACCACGTTATTTATCATACCCCCAACATTTGCGATAGCTGATGGAAGTAAAGTGAGTTTTTATGAATACATATATGGAGCACCTTTTAGATGGCTAACTGTAATTAGTACGACAGATAAGAAAGGTGCATTTACGGAGATGTTTTTCTCGGGAAACGAGGGTATAACTATCCAATGGCCCAATCTAATGATAAACTTTCTCTTAATTTTCCTTGCAATAACTATTATCTTTTCCCTAGCAAAAAAGCTTTACGATAAAAAGAACGTCAAAAAAGACAACCCATAA